AAGCTCACCTTTTAATTTTTGTTCAGTTTCAGAATCCCATTTATCTTTATTAGTTAATGGCTTAACAAAACAATAATCATCTGGACAATGCCATTTATTATTTCTTTTAAAAGCAAATATTTGATCTGGAGCTACAAAATATTGATTTTCTTTTAAAAAGCTACCACTATTTTTTTCTTTTCCACGAACATCAAACCATCTTCTAAAAACATTATGATGAACAATTACAGTATCTCCTTTTTTAGGGGTCTTTGAAGTTACTCCATACGCAGGCTCGTTAACAACAACACCTATTCTATTAACAAACATATAGTCACGTTCGCTAATTTCTGTATTAAGTATTAATTCTTTTTGGTCAACATTTATTTTATTGTTGTACCTTGATTCAGTAGATATAATATAATTAAAAAGTGATTTCATTTAATAATCTAAATTGTATTCTATTGATACAGCCATGTTTGAATTAAAAAATTTCCACGGCAATACCTCTTCGTTTTTTGTAATATAAATTTTGTAGCCTCCTCCGTCTTCTAATATGTCACATATTTTATGTCCTCCATAAACTTCTTGACCTACAGAGTAATGCATTGCTTCATTTTTATAATCTGTACCAATGCTTATTTTTCGTATAAGTTTCATTTAATTCTATTTATTGTTTTTAAGAAGTCCCTGCATCCCTAAAACAGAATGAAACATTGCTTCATGGTAATACGCCTCTGCTTGATCTTTGCTGCAGAATAATATTCTCCAATCTTCAATATTCTTTCCATTACATTTATGCTGAGACATTCTATATTCTGGATCCATCTTGGTAACTCCACAATAATTTTCTTCTGGTAAATAATACACAGAATAGTAGCCGGGATTTCTAGCTTTACGCTTCGCTAGTATCGTTTTTCTATTCTTTGTATAATATTTCTTTGATGCTGTGTTTCCCATTTTAATACGTCCATATTGTAATAGGTGGTGCACCATCATACCCGATACCTACATGGACAAAGTTATTTTTTCTACTTATACCTATTCTAGTAAATCCAACTCCAATAGCTGCTTTAACTAATTTAAAGGTTGCTTCTCCCCCTACGCAAGCAATATCAACAGCTGCGCCATAAGCATGCTCACCTGGTTTATTTTTCTTTGCTTCAATTGGATGATCAGGAGATCTATAAGTAGATGTTAATTTAATTGGGTATCCATATGCTTCTCTTAGCTGATCTAGCTTTTCAAGAAGTTCAGGATTCATTTTTTCAAACTCATTAAATTCAGATTCAGTAAAGTATTTCATTTTTTAATCTTTTGATAAATATTTATACAGGTGTACCCTATTGTTAGTAATAAAACTATTGTTTGTAACATCGGGTTTATACCCGAAACCATTGGCGAGCTTGTTACTAATGCCGCAATGTTAATACCGTATATTTTTAGATCGGTCATTTTTATTTATGTTTGTTGTTTCCAAATACTTTTTCTACACCACGACTTCCAAAATATCCACCAATTACAATTGTTAAAAGTCCAGTTATAGAGTCTAAAGGGTAGCCCATATACCATCCGGCTACATAGCTTACTGTTAAAAATACTAACACGAGGGGACGAACATTAGAAGCAAGCCATGAGCCTGATCTAGCATCCGCCACCCATCTTTTTGTTGTGCCATCTATTTCAGCACGCTCCATTTTTAATTTTTCAAGAGCTATTTCTTTATCAGCATCACTCATATCTGAGCCGCCAATTATAGCTTGTATTACAGAGCCCACAGGAGTGTCTCCTGCAATTGCGCCAACAACGTTAGGAATTTTGTCTAATAAAAATTTACCAACGCCGGTATCTTTAAATTTCTTTTTTTCCATTGTTTATGCTATTGCTAAATAGATGTATGTTCCTCCATTACCATTCCATTCGGTGTCATCAGATATAATATCAAACCCTGTATCTGTAAAATTTACTACATCATATATAGTGCTTTCTGCTGATGATTCATTAGCCTTCAATCTTGCATCAACAGGATTAGAGGGATTTCTTGAAGAGTCCAATATTGTCCAAGCACCTGTTGAATCAGTTCTTTTAATCATTAAAAATCTTGGTCTGAATCCTGTATTTACAGAAGGTCTTGTTGTTGTATTCCCTGTATAACTCCCCACCTTCTGGTACCCATCTACTGAATGGAAGCAGTACATTACATAAGTACGATTTAAATCATTAACGAACCAATCACTTTTTACTTTTACCACACTATCTGTTGGGTCACCGTTAAAAAAGTAATTTATTGCGTTATAATAAGCACCATTAGAATTTAAATAAAAACCACCATCCCATCCACTTCCTGCATGTTCAGTGCCTACAACCCAAGCTCCATTTCCATAACCCCCAGAATCTCGTTTTTTGATTATTACTAGTTCGGGAGCAGATGTAAGTCCGTGTCCTACGGTTTGGGTTGAACCTCCGCCTGTATAAGTTGCAATACTAAACCCTGCATCTTGATTTGCTGAAACAGATGAAGTAATTGTACCATCTGTGTTTGATACTGCTGCACCGCCGCCTTTAAAACAATATGCAACTAAACTTCCGGTATTATGAGCACCTCCGCTACCATTTACAATGAACCCATCTGAATTTGGTGTAAAGTAAGCATAAGAAATGTCTGCTGCCGTTGAATTTGTGAATCGAGAATCGTTAGTAACTGTATCATAAGCAATAAAATTATCGTTCGAATCTCTTCTTTTAACAAGCATTAAATTGGATTGAAAACCAACACCCGTGATTGTCTGACCTGCAGCACCACCACTATATAAATGGGGTTTAAAATTTTCCGTATTTATTAATGCTTTTTGAACGGTTATGGTAAATGTTCTAGGCGTAGCTTGGCTTTCATCATCTGTAGCGGTTACAGTAAAAGTATATAACGTTTCTGCAGTCTCAAGTGTTGTTGTACCATCAATATTAGCACCTGTTAAAGACAGCCCAGTTGGCAATGCTCCATTGGTAATACTAAAAGTAATTGTACCCGCATCAGGCTCTGTAGCCTGCAGGGTTATAGTAGATATAGTTGTATTTGAAGCAAATGTACCTAAAGATCCAGCGGCTGTTGTCCATGTTGGAATACCATTATATGATATACCATTAATAAAAGTAGCTGATCCTGTATTTGTATTTGTAACTACAATATCATAATCACCAGCAGCTTTAGCAGGTGTTGTAAAAGTTATTTGTGTTGCTGACACAAAAGATACCGCTGGGGCGGCTGTACCACCAACAGTTACCGCAGCGCCAGGGTTAAAACCTGTTCCATTTACTGTAATAGTTTCACCTCCAGCTGGGTCTGCTGCTGTAGCTGAACCTGGGTAAGCTATACTAGTAATAGTAGGATTAGTAATAATAGAAGACCAGGTCATGGTACCATCTCCGTTGGACATTAAAAAATATCCATCAGTGCCATTTCCAATTATGCCTTCAAATAATCCAGCTTTTATTTTAGTTTGTGCCATTTATATTATTTTGTCTTCAAATTTTCCATTTTAACTTAATTGTATTCTTTCAATATTTCCATAGTCTAGTCCTTTGATATAAATTATATTGTTACTTGAATCAAACCAGCCACCGCCAGGAAAAAAACTTCCTTGATAACCACCATAAGTACCTAATACTTGTTCTAATCCAGCATCTGAACCATTTGTGTTAAATTTTTTTATGCTCCATATTGGGTTACCTGAAGAGGATGACACCCAAATAACCCAAAAATGTTCCCCATCAAAAACAAGCGTACCATAAGGCGTAGTAGTTGATGTATATGCGCCTGTCCTTAAATTTGTTGTTGTGCCTGTTGACCAATCTATATAAAAAATAGTTCCTCCATTAGCCATATAATATTTATATCCACCACCTACATCAACATTAACACCTCCACCATAAGCAAAAACTCCTATTGAAGATGTACTTGCTGCTGAAAAAGAACCTGCACCATAACTATCATACGATTGTTGAAAACCAGTAGGGTAAGGCCAAGTTGAGGAAGCAAAATACCAATAAATATTTCCATTATTAGGATTTACTCCTAAGCCATTAGTATTTCCACTTGCTGATACACTTTGACCATTACTTGAAAAATTAGAACCTGTCCAAGAATATCTTGTTATTGTCGAGCCGCCTGTTCCATAAATTTTTAATCCAGCAGATGGGTTACTTGTTATTGAATAATCCATAGCGGTTATGGTTCCAGCACCCACACCAGTAAGAACAACACGAGATAATCTAGTTACATTTTGAAAACCACTTGGACCACCAGTTGAAATAAGTCTTTTATTTACAGACATATCTTAAATGTTTATGTCAAACAATACAACTGCTTTTTTAGTGCTTAAAGCGTTTATCTCTGCTTCTATTGTATTGCTTTGTGTTCTTAATGCTTCTCTTGCATTTTTTATATCTTGTGATGTTACTACTCCTGTATCAGCTTCTCTAATAATGTACCAATCAGTTTCTGATAGTTTTCTACCAACCATAAGTTTTAGTTCAGCAACTTTTGCTTCCTTTAATTCAGCTAAAGTTTCTTTAATTGGCACTTCAATAACATCATAGGTAAATATGTTATTAGAAAAATAAATTGGACTTAATTCCTCTATTCTTGAATCAAGAGTAGGCACTACAACAGAATAGAAACCAAATGCCTCTCCATCTGTAATATTTAGGTGTGTTCCATTTTCATCACTCCAAACTTTTGGCAACCTTGAAAATGTTTTTATTGTTCCGTTTAAATCTATTGCTATCATACCGCTTCTTGACTTATAGATGCCCACTGTTCTGTTGCACCGTTGGTTGCTACTATTTGAATAAGATTGCTAACTGTACCGTCATATTCTCCTGCTACTATTTTTGTAGAAGCCGGCAGTGTTAAAGTAAAGTTCCCTGTGATTACTAAGTCCTTAACCATACCTGTAGATACGTTTGAAAACGTCAATGTAGTTGCCCCTGTTAATGTTTTTGTAAATACTTGAGCCGTACTAAAGTCTACATCGCTTGCAGCTATTGCGGCAGCTGTTGTAAACTCACTTCCAAGTTTAGCATATGATATTGCATCATCAACAATCTTAGCCGCAGCAACTGCACCATCAGCAATCTTAGCTGATACAATTGCATCGTCAGCAATCTTAGCTGAATCAATAGATCCGTTTGAAATATTATCTGTTACAGCTGTTGGTTCTAGTACTGCTGCGGTTACTTTAGTTATTGGCATAATTATTTATTTATTCTGTTATTAAACCCCAAGTTCCTAACTCTTCATTCCAAGTGTACATTTGCCCATCATCTGGATAAGCTACAGGAGCCTCCCATAAACAGCTTTGCTCATCGAGCACCCAACTATCAAATGGTTTAGGTGGGATAAATGCATCTCTTGCAAAATCATAAGTATATCCTATGCCTGCATAATTTTTTCTAAAGGGAGTACCGCCTTCTGAATGCACTCCCCCTTTTGTATTATAAGATGTACGCTTACAAACTTGCTCTCGGATGTTTCCATAGTGCATTTCCCAGTTTGTTGGTCCATCTGTTTCGTCTTTGCCGACTATCACCTCGGTGACGATATTTTGCATGTTTAAGAAACTGTAGTGTGCCATCTTTCTAATAATTTATAATTTTTATATTTTTTATCAAATTTTCTATAGCATCTTGAATACATTGTCGTATATTTTATATTATAATATTTCGCTGCTTCTTTTACGCTATTAAATATTTTACCATTTACTGATACTTTCCTTTGGCTTCTCCTTGAATCATCGCTTTTAATTTCACCACCAGTTCTGCCACCTATTGCATCATTTTTTAAATTATATGAATTTTTATCCTCTTTAGCTTTATGACTTTCTAAATGTAGTTTTTCTATCATTCTATAATCATCACCCTCATATAATATGTGCCTTGTAAAATTTTCAATGCCATATTTATTTACCGCTCTATTAAAACAAATACCACTTCCAGTATATCCATCATTAGTAGTTCCCTTATGACTACCAGAATACCACTTTCCATTTAAATTATTAACCCATTTGTAAACGTATCCTGACATTTATTTTATTTATTAACTAAATGATATATTTCCTGTTCCAGCTGTGAATGTTGTTACTTTGTCCGAGCCATCTGTACCTGTAGTTCCTGTTAATCCAGCTCCTATTGTTACTGTATATGCATTTG